ATTTGCCACGCTTGGACGTTTCCTTTAAAAAATAAATACCAGCTACTTGAACCAGAAGTTGTAAATCCTCGTCCATTTGCAACGATACCATTGTACATTCCAACAGAACTACATTCGTAATAAACTTTTGTCTGATCTAACCCATATAAATTGAGAGTATTTATTGCACCATTTCCATCGTGGCTTGTGTTTTGTCCAAAAACCTGAAAACCATTTGAAGTATTGCCAGTTGCTGATGCATGAATCATAGATCCAACCCAGTTCCATTGTTGTGCGTATCCTTCTGTCGCTACGCCAGAACCTGACGATGAATTACTCGTAACTAAAGCAATTAGACCATAAACATCAGAACCTGATGAAGAATAATCCCAGCAAGTTGCTCTAACATTTTTATAACTTGAAATATCTACAATGGTAGCTTGTTGATAGCCTGCACCACCAGATCCACCTACCGCATTACCACCAAGATGTTCGTCTGCAATATGTTCCCAATCATATCCTCCTCCTCCTCCTCCGCCACCGCTTGGAGTAGCCCATTCCAATTGAGTTCCAGAAGAAGGTACTTGTAGCACTTGTCCAGCAGTACCTATTGTTCCTGCTAATGTATATGGCGTTGATCCAGTACCGCCACCAATTTTAACTGTTCCATAATTGTTTGAATCTCTAGCAGTTTCAATGCAACTTCTACCATCGTTACGTAAAGCAACTTTTCCCCATCGTTCAAATAATGCCATTTCTGTATAGCCATCATCAACAATCTTGAGATCCATTTGGTTATTATTTTTTATAATATTAAATCCAGAACCTTCTCTAGAATTGTGAAAGATCTGCATATCATTACTTGTGCCAAGATTAATTACGTCATCAGTTGGCGAATATCCATTTGAAGTTCCACCAGTTGCATCTGGAAAACTTAGGGAATATCCTGCGGACGCTACATCTCCAGTAAAGTTACCAGTTAATCCACTACCACCCCCACCACCTGAAATATTGATTGTTTTAGTTGAACCAGTTCCAGATGCTGTAACGCCAGAACCAGTAAAATTTAATGTTGTCGCAGACGTTGATAAACTTGATCCTTCATCTTGGACAGTAAGCGTAGATGGTGTAGCTGTTTGATTTGGATCATTTCCGATGTAACTCATAATTTTTATCCTTATGTTTGCTCTATATAAGAAAGAAACGCATCTCCTGAATTGGATGCACTTGTTTCCACACGTATTTCATCAGTTGCTTCTAAAACCACTTTTTGATTTCCGCCAATAACAACTAAACTACCACCTACTGGTATAGTCGCATTTTTAACTAAATGAACTTCTAGGAAACTAGAACCATCATAAGCAAAAACAGATGCTGTAATATCTGAAGATGTTACGTTAGCTACAGTTAAACCTAATATCGTGGTTACAGTTGAAGATGGTGTAGTGTACATAGTTTGTTTGCTATAAATATTAGTTAGACCTTTATTTTTAAAAGTGTTTGCCATTTTTTACCCCAATTGAAATGCTAAAGCTGTTGCGTCTGAAACTGAAACACCACTACTGCCACCAGAAACTGTCTGCCAAGATGGTGCTGAAACACTACCATTAGAAGTTAAAACTTGTCCTGCTGAACCATAATTAGTTCCACCGATTCCGATTGCTCCATCATGTGAAATTCTAACTTTTTCACTATTTGCAACATGAAATCGTATGTCTGCTCCTGCTCCACCAGAATCGCTATCATCTGCCGATAATAATAAGCCATCTCCATTTGATCTAATTTTGTGGTAATAAGATTGACCGCTAACAGATAGTCTTATTCCATCAGAACCACTACCTTGAATTTCTAATTTATCAGAAGGATTAGTCTGTGAAATACCAACATTTCCAGTAACACTTAATATATCATCAATGGTAACTGTAGTTCCACTAGACGTTATCGTACTACCGCTAAAACTTATATCTCCAGTTGAACTACCGCCACCGCTACCTATTCCTAAATTTGCTGGTGTAATTTTCTTTAAAACTCCACCATCATTTATTAAGACATGGTCTGCATCACTACTTGAAGTTGTAGTTGTTCCTGCATCTGCATTACCAGTTGTTAGTATTGTACCGCTTGCATCTGGTAAAGTAACTGTTCTAGCGGAATTAATAGTAGTTGGGGTTTGTAAAATATATTCATATGTACTTGTATGGTTTTCCCATTCTATGTACTGATTGCCCATTAATTCTATTCTATCTGGTCGCCATCTTTGACTTAACGAAAATGCACCACTTGAGCCTGCACCAGACAAATAAAGTTCCATTGTGCCGATTTCTGACCCAGATGTAGCACTTGCAATTCTTGGGTACATTCCTGTCCAAGTTTGTGAATTGCCTGCACTATCTAATCCATTAGTCGTCCACCCACCAACGTAATCCCAAGCAGTTGTTGAACTGTCAGAAGGATACCAATATTGTTTAAATTGTGGACTTGCTGAGTTACCAGTGTGGTAAGAAAAACAGTTAATACTTCCAGTACTCATAAACTGATGATTATCGTCACCACCTATTTTAAAATCTATTCTATCGTCAGTATCAGCAGTTATGCTTGTATCCGCGTCAACATCTAAATATAACTCATTCCCATTTAAATCTAACCAACCACTTAAAGTTCCACCAGCTTTAGCCAGATATGTACTAGACGCGGAAGATATTGTTAAATAGTTACTTAGATCGCTATGATTAGCTAATCGAACCCAATTACCTGCATGAGAAAATAGCCCTGCACCTAACGAGTGATCATGTATGAAACATCCATGATATGTACTTGCATTTGGATATGCGGTGCTATTTGCGTACATATTGGCATACAATAATTTACCAGTAGTAGTAATATCATTACTACCCATATCTAAATTGCTACCAGTAACAGCAGATGTTACTCTGGCATTTGTAAAATATAAATTTGTGCTACCTTCCGATAAAGCATCAGTATCTTTAGAAGAGATCCAAGTATTAGCAGTAGTTGTGAAATCTGCTGTAGCTAATTTTGTTCCAATACTAGTTGTAATCGTAGTTGCAAAAGAAGGATCGTCATTTAAAGCTGACGCTAGTTCATTAAGCGTATTTAAAGTAGATGGGGCTGAATCTACCAAATTACTAACTGCACCATCAACGTATTCTGTACTAGCAATCCTAGTAGAATTATTATTAGCGGATTGCGTAGGTACTGTCGGATTCCCAGTTAAATTTGGGCTTAGTAATGGTGCGTAGATACTAGCTATACTGGACGTAGTTTGATAGGTACTTGCTATTTGTGATGTAGTTGAATAAGCACTTAAATCTACTGTTGGTGTTTGCCAAGTTGGTGCAGAAGTAGTTCCATTACTGGTTATGACTTGTCCAGCAGTTCCATAATTAGCACCACCTAGCCCCCAAGCACCATTCCCACTACCGCCCCCATTAATTCTAAACTTTTCCAGACCATCAACAGCCATAACAATTCGGCTATTATTAGCTTGGTTCATACCATCAGCTAATAACCACATTGTTCCAGATGCATCCCCTTGGATTTGGGCAACAGTAGACGCATTCGCTGTTGTGTTTCTTAAACTAATTCTTGGATCAGTATTATCCTCAACATTAATTCCAGTTACTTCAATATTATCAACAAAAGTCGTTTTACCATTTTGATCTGCTATCGCTGATCTACTAGCTGGGCTTGTAATAAAAACATTTTTAGTTCCTGAAGAAAAATTAACTGCATTATTACTATTGCTGGATTCATAAACTGTTGTCCTTGTTAACGTGTCATTTGAACTTTCCCAAGTACCAAGACCAGTTTCCCAGTTACCATTAGCGTCAGTAATTGCGTAAACTGTAGTATCGCCATCACTTAAAGCATCAGAAAAACTTTGATAACCAACAGACGCAGATCCAGATAAAACCATCGTTGTAGTACCAGTAGTTGTACTGGTCTGTTTAACTCGATCTTTTACAACAAAAGCCATGTTTAAAACCTAAGTTATAGTTACTGTTAACTGTCCAGATGCTATTTGCAAGATGTCATTAGTTTCTATGGTTTTGCTTGCTCCAAGCTGGGCATAAGCAATCAGATTTCCACCAGTACTAGCATCAAAAATTCCTGCATAGGTTATTGTACCCCAGTTGCCAGTAGCTGTATTAAATGTAATTGTACTTGAATTTTGGGCTACATTCCCACTTACACTAAAGCTTACAGATTCTCTAGCATAACCACTTCCACTTAATTCAGTTCCTGCTGAACTATCAGAAGGCTGGTTGCCAGTTGCATATAGACCGACATACCAAGCTGTAGGTCTGGTTACACTAGATGCAGTTAGTAAAAAATTGAGCGTTCTGTTCTCAAAATCATCGGTTAAAGCGTCAGACATTTAAATCTCCTTAATATGTTGTGACTCGCATTCTAAGTGAGCCACTTGATCTAGCTGTTTCACTTGATGCTATTAAGTTTTGTGTCGCTGATAAGTATAGTTCGTTCCATAAGGTAATTCGTTCATCTTGCATCAAATATGGGGCTGATGCCTGCAAACTTGCATAAAGGTATAGATCTGGATGATCTTCCAATAGCCAGTTTGAAGTATTACTATCTGACAGTATCGGAATTTTTGCATAATATAATAATTCCGAATTGTAATTTTGGTTTGGTTTTGGATGTACCTGAAATTCCTGATTGACGACAGCAAATAAAGTAGGTCTTCCTGCTGTATCATTATTTTTAGTTTTTTCATTCATAATTTCTATTGGGGATGCATATTCAATTACGCTAGGCGGTGCAGTAGTTATGTGCCAGCGTATACCTTCCAAATAATCTGATGGTACTGCTGAAAATTCTGTATCTAATATACTGTTTACCCTTTTATGCATTCTCCAATGTCTGACATTACGCTGAAAATTTGCTTCAGCAAGAGATATAAACGTAGGAATAATTGCAGTTAAATCTGTTCGATTTAAATAGTCTGCTATCGTTGTTTTAAGCGTTGCGTAGCTTGTAATCGACATTTAAAAGCCCTTTATCCTAAATTTTGCAAAATCGCCATCCATAAGCTTTTTTTTCACGTATTCGTTAAATTCTGCTGTACCTATGGCAGATCCACATTCTTTCGCCCATTGCTGACAAACGACAGCAGGGACTCGCCCTGCTAGTCGCATTGGTTGACCCAATGAAGTTGGAGTTTCACGCATGGCGTGATTTTCTTTTAAAATCGGTTCTGTATCCTGCGTCCTGACAATATGAAGTTTGCCATCTTCAGCATGATAACTTTCACCTAATTTTTCATATACTTTACTCATATGCTTCATTGATGTTTGGTGTAGAAGGATCATCACGTTTGTAATGACCCTTCTCTGTTCTGGCTCTCTTTTTTGGTTTTGCAGACTTGTGTTCCTGACCAAGATTATTTTTTATAAAAAAATCTGCTGTATCACTATCCAATTCTACAATTTCTCCTTCTACCAGTTTCCTACCCATTAAAAGAGGTTTTCTAGTAGAAGTTATGATGATTGTTTTTTTCATTTTAATTCCTATTAGTCATTAACATCAGCAATTACGCCAAGGGATTCCTCTGCATCTACCTGAAGACCATATTCACAAGAAATCATGGATCTTTCTGATAGACCAGTTTTAGCCAAGGCTTCTTGCTTGGTTTCCTGAAGATAAGCAATTTTGATATGTTGCGGATCAAGGACATATACTGTATTCGATGGCATATATCTTGATGGAACAATATCTACCTGACCAAAGTCACCAACATAAATATCAATGGCATTAGTCAATTGCTTGGGATTGTTCATATTCACAGAATATTTCTGGCTGTTACCAGTAAATCCTGAAATAAGAACTTTTTGTGGTGCAGGACATAAAACCATAG